ATGGTGATCGCAGAACCGGCATTCGAACCAGGCGGGGTCCTCGCTGATCCGCGCAGGCGAGTGCTGGGCGAAGATGATCCGGCCTGCCTTCTCCAGCAGTCGCTCTGCCATGGCGCCGTCGGCTTCGATGCGCTCGATATGCAGCGCATCAGTGTCCTTGCAGACCGCCACATACAGGGCGCGCGTGATGCCCGTCAGATGCATGTAGATCTGCATCTGCGCGGCGTGCTGGGGCTTGGCCAGAACGACGCCCTTGGCGACCAACTCAGTGAAGCTCTTGACCCCGTGGGTCTTGAACTCCAGCACATGCCAAGTCTTCGGGGCCTCGAGGATGCCGATGGCCACGCCATCCAGCGACCCGCCGAAATGGCCGCCATGGGCCTCGACACGGAACTGACGACCGGTTTCAGGGTCGACCTCGAGCGCCGTCGCGCCGGTGGCGCGCAGATTCCGCACGAGGCGGTCCTCTTCCAATTGACCAGTCTCGAAGAGGCGCAGCAGGCGGCCGGAATGGCGCGAAGGCGTGACCCAGCGGAAATCGTACCAGAGCGCGCGGGCGCAGGATTTGCCGATGATCGACGCGCCCAGATGGTCACGGAAACCATCACCCTGCCGGGCTTCATAGGACGCATAGATCGCCGTGAGTGTCGTCGTGGGGGCTTCGGGAAGCTCGACCATCACAAACCCTCCCGTTCACTGCGGGCTTGTGCTTCGGCAAGAATGCCGCTCCAGGTCTTCGGGTCATGGCGCTCACGCAGAACGCCGATCAGCGCGTCCTTCAGCTTTTCGCGGCGGCGACGTCCGGTGCCTTTGGCAAGCAGTTCAGCCCGCTCACGGCTCAGATGCCGCAGCGCCGTTCGCGCGCGGTGAAACCAGTCCGGGTCGATAGGCTTCTGGCCGCGTTGCCGCGCGAGATCGGCGGTCGCAATCTGGGTGCGGATCTTGGCAATGGCGTCGTCGAGTTCGATCAACCGGTGCTGATCATCAGGCAAGCCGGGGCTGGTCGCAGCCACAGGGGCCGCGTTGGTCATGTCAGTCATGGGAATTTCCTCAGGTGGGGTTGCGCGCTGCCCCGTCAGTCAGGGCGCAGGGCAGCGCGGGTGCTCAGCCCTTCTTGTTCCAGGGCGCGGAGGCCATTTTGGGCGGCACCGAAGAGCTGGCCGGATCGGGCGCAGGCTTCGCCGGACGGGCGGCCGGGGCCGAACCACGCTCGAGCGGCAGGTAGGCAATCGCGTTGCTCTCGCCGTAGCCATTCTTCGGCGGCTTGATTTTCACCTGGATCGTTATCGGGATCAGGTGCAGCTCCTCGCTGTCGCTGACATGCATCCGGCCCGTGGCGTGGCAGATGGCCGAAAGCGTGCGCTGCGCGATCTCCACCGTGGTCGGGTTCGGGTTCACGAGGTTCAGCTGGTCGAAGATCTTCCGGCCTTTCTGCTCCCCTTCGAGAATGTCGACCATCAGCCACAGAAACTGGCCCATGCCATTCTTAGTGACGCGCATCTCGCTTTCCACGATCTGGGCGCGGTATTTGCCTGCGGGCAGCAGTTCATAGGCGGTGGTCGGTTCGACGCTGGTGGCGTCAAAGGAGGTGTCGAAACGTGCCATGGTCTTATCCTTTCAAGGCAATCATTCAGGTTGGGGCATGGCTGCGAGGAACTCCGACCACTCGAGCGGCAGGGTGTCCGGTAGGCCGTAACGGTTCTTGGCGAGGAAGGCCGGGCGCTCCTCGGTGTGCATGACGCGCGCACCGGACCCGAGCGCCCGGGTCACCTTCTTGTTGAAACCGACATCGGATTTGGCGACCGAGATCTGATAGTTGGCGAAAAGCACCACATCTGAGTGCTCCTGCAGCAGCGCCGAGGCGCGGGTCTGCAGCTTGATCACATAGCGGTCGTAGGGCTCGTGCTCGGGACTGTCGAAACGCTTGATATCCGTATGGGCGATCTGGATGACCACCATGCCCTTCTGGTCCCGGAGCGCATTCAGCTTGTCGAGATATTCTCGCCAGACATTCAGCGCTTCGGCATAGCCTTTCCCAAAGCCCGGCGCCTCGATGGACGCCCAGCCATTGCGTTTGCAGGTCTCGGCCCAAATCAGTGGCTCAAGCCAATCGATGCTGTCGATGACCACCGTGCCAAAATCATGCTCCTCACCCAGGAGCGCATCGAGGGCTTCAGCCACCTCAGCATAGCTGGTTGCCAGCGGAAAATGCGGCACCTGCAGCTTGCCGAGCCCGTCCTCGGTCATGATGAACACGGGCCGGTCGGCATCGGCCGCGAAGGTGGATTTACCGACCCCGGCCACGCCGTGGATCAGAATGCGCGGTGGCGTCAGCGCAGAGGTCGTGCGCAGGGATGCGAGGGAAATCGCCATCAGAACTCTCCCATGTCAGGTTTCAGGTTGGAAATCGTCGCCACGGCGGTCGTCTTTTCGCCGGTGACAGCCGCGTAGAGCGCATCAAGCCGGTCGGCTTCCGCGAGGCATTCAAGTCCCTTGCGCCGCATGAAACGCCGCGCATCGTCGAGGAGATCAGGTTCAGCGATCAGGTCCGGAACCACGACGTATTCTTCGGCGCTTTCGACGAAGTAGGACTTCGAGCGCAGATCACTGACGAGCGGCGCAAACGCATCGCACCGGTCGGCGAAATCCGTCTGGGTAAGCACGTCATGGCGGTTGCGCAGGATCCGTTTCACCTCGGAAATGATTCCGATGCGCAGCATGCGCATCGCGCCTTCCGCCCTTGCCTGCGAACAGGTCAAAGGAAAGGCCTCGCCCATGATGTCATCGGCGATTGTCGGGGCATTGTTGCCAAGCTGGGAGGCCACCTCCCAGACGCGTTCGGCGAAGGCAGCTGACTGACTGTCAAGCATCAAACCACTCCTTGATTTTGGTAAAAGCTTCCGACCCGGCCGCGATGGCGGCGACGTCGAGATGGTGAAACTGGCCGTCCTGAGCCTCGGTCATGCCCTCGCGGGCCAAGGCGAGCGTGTCGTCTGAAGCCCATTCGGCGAAGGCACGGAACGTGCCGGTGACATGCTGCCAGGCGGCCTGTTGGGGTGTCGGCGGGACATAGAGCGGGTTCCGGCGACTGGGTTTGCGCTCAGGGCGCATTCCCCGCATGGCGGCATCGACCACCATCTTGCGCAGTGCCGCCCGGTTCGGTTACTCACCACGCTCGAGTTTCTCGTCGAGGGTGCGCAGCACGATGCCCGGGTCAGCGACCTCGGCATCACGGATCAGACGCGCATCGTGAATGGCTTTGCGCGAAAGGCCGATGTCCGCTGCGGAAGGAACAACCTCGTTCCCCTGCGAGACGAGGTCCGTTCGCACCCCGCTCTTGCCGACCTCACCTTGGGCCTGTGCCATGTCATATTCGTCGGCGAGGCGGCGTTTGGCAGCGGCTTCGATTTCCAACGCATCAGCCTGAGCGCGATGGGCCGCCGCAATCAGATCATCATGCGCGGACTTGGCCCGGCTGAGGCGCGCGGCACGCTTTGCGACATCGTAGGCAAGCCCTGCGGCTTCACGGGCTTCGAGAACTTCCGCCGAGGTCTTCGCATTCGAAAGCATGGTCGCGGCACGATCAATCAAACCGGGAAGGCTCGGATCGCTCTGGGGGATAGGAAGAAGTGCCGTCACGACGCACCTCCGTTCAAAACGAAACGGAACTTCGGCTTGCCAGTGCGGACGGTCCGGGCGGGTTCGAACCCTTTGCGCCAGCTTTCCGGCAGGGCATCGTATTTGCGCTCGGAGACCGACAGCTTGGTATCGATGAACTCTGCAGGGTCTTCGCCAGCAGAGGCGATGTTCTCGGCGATTTGGGCAAGCTTGGATTGATCCCAATCGATGCGCTTGGGCAGTTCGGCGATTACGGTGACGCCGTCATCCTCGAAACGGATAGTGCCCGTGTCCTTGCCTTCGTGACCGCGACACTCAGAGGCTCGGGCCGCATAGCGGACCTCAAGGGCCAGCGCGAACCGCTCGATTACCGCCTTCATCCGCTCGGTGGCGACATCGATTTCCGCTTGGACAGCTGCAAGGAGGTTTGGTGGCATGAGAGCCAGTTCTGTGACCGGCAAATTGAGCATGTCATCCACGCTCGGGGTGTTTTCGGGGAAAGCCATAGGGGCTCCTTTCAAAAAGAAATCAGTGGGCTGCGATCAGCCGTTCGGGGATGGACGGTGTGGGAGGTTTCGGCCGGGCGATGGCGCGGTATTCAAAGAGATCCGGGCCAAGGCGTTCCTGGACGAGATGTACCAGCTTTTGCTCGGAGGCCCGCCAGGCGGCATCCGCGATGCCGCGCAACGTGGCCTGCTGGGATAGCGTTAGGCGCGACATGAGCGCGCCTGTATCCACGGCCAAAAACCCACGGTGGTAGCTGACAGTTGCACCTGCGTCTGCGAGCGAGACCCAAGCGTAAAAGCCAATGTCATCGCGGATCTGCGACGCCATCACGACACCTTTGCACTTTGGGAGGCATCGCCTCGGCGCAATGCCGCAGCCTCAAAGGTCATGATGTCCTCGAGCCGGTAGATGACCCGCCCGCCGAGTTTGAGATAATCGGGGCCTTCGCCGGTCCAGCGCCACCGTTCCAGTGTGCGATGAGAGATCGCCCAGCGTCGGGCCAGCTCTTTTTGGGTGAGGCAGAGTTTTGACTGCATCCTTGTCTCCTGTCTTGGTTACCAGGAGACAATGCAAAACGCCGGCGTGGGATGTCGTCGGGATCGCGGTGGGATGCAGTGCCGGATCGAGACGCTCAGAAATTTCAACGCTCTAAAATGCAGTGGGGGATGGGCATCCGGCACCCATCCCCCAGCAGATCCCACCCCCATCCCACGGCGGGCACAGTTGCGCGGCCCTTAATCGAAGCGCAATCGGTAGTTCCCGCGTCCGTCAGACTGAATCAATTCGCGCCACTCGGGCTTTGACTTGAAGACATCGACCATTTTCATGCTGCGCGATCCTGCTGCCGTCAAAAGTGTCTTACCGTTTTGCCAAGGCTGACCGGCTTCTGCCGCGGCATGGAGTGCCTGCACAACGTCGGCCTGAATCGCACCAAGCTGGAAGCAAAACCCCCGGTTGCGCACTTCGCGATAACCAACATTGTGGATGAACCCTTGCTCTGGAGTTTGCCCATCGCCTCTGTGAAATCCTGCTTTGATTTCATAGCGATCGCGCTCATGTCGTCGCATCAAAAGATCGCCAATAACAACATATTGGGGAGCATGCCTTTCTGGAAAGGCCGCGTAACCGCACCGATCATGGCGGAACTCATTCAGATGGGCTTCACCGCAGCGAAAGAGGTGAAAGACGTCGCAAGCGTGCAGATCGAGAAGGCCGCTGAACACCCGTTCTTCATAGGGCACCCGGAACCGCGCCCCATCGATGTCAGCATCATAGTCGCCAAACTCTAGGCGTTGATTGAAGACCCGAATGGACAGGCGGACGTGGTTGTTTTCTGCAAGGTAGATCAGGTCATCTTCCTCAATGGACCAGCGCCGAAGGATCTCTGATAGCGAATAATACTCCTTCTCAATCCGCATGACTGCCTCCGACTCTCACCCCGCATGTTCCATTATTGTTCTATCGCCTTGACGATCCCATAGCAATCATGTCTTATCCTATTATATCCACAACCGGATGGGGAT